CCATGAGTTGTTGTGCAAGACGCACAGCCTCTTCCCGCTCACGGAAAGCAGCCTCTTTTGCCCGGCGCTCTTCGTGATAACCCTTAGAGAAATGTTGGATGCGCTTCTTAACCCCGTCTGAATACTGGGCAAGTTCCTCATCCGTCACCTCCGAGGGAGGCTCCTTCATGGGCGCACGATCACGATCCTCTGGGGGAGTGTCGTCCACCACCTCAATTTCAGAATCTCCTTCGACTTCAAAGTCGATTTCATCCTGCTTCTTTTCCTCGGCCTTCTCGTCCGGGAATTTAAACGCTTCTTGATCAAGCGGCATGTGATCCTCCTTTAAACGCGAGAGATGCCACGCGGGTCTTGCACCACGGCTTCCACGCTGTCGTCATTGATGATGCGGAACTCCCGCCCGTGAATCTTCACGCGGGTGCCCGTGTTGGGGCGCACCAGGACGAAGTCTCCCGGTTTACACGAGGGTCCACTGGGGAAGCGGCTCTTATCGCCGTAGGCGTCCGGCCCCATCTTCATCACAAACAGTACAGGGGACATGACTTCTTCGAAGTGCATGGTCTGCCCTGACTTGACGATCCCGCTCTCATACTCCCTTTCAATCTCTGGTAGCGCACAGAGCAGGTGGTAGGTGGAAGGATCAGGAAGTTGCTTGGCCTTTTCCTCTGCCGTCTCGGGCAGGGTGGTCGGCACCGCGTCTTCTCCGGTACTCAGGAGGATTTCACTCATCGTCGTTTTGCTCCATCTTTCGCACGAGGTCGGTGATAAACATGTGTGCGGTTGAGAGACCCCGGACCTCACCACACATACTGCGGTACTCGGCATAGTCCCGAGCACCACCATCTACGAGGGCACGGGCGATGGACTCCCGGTGCTCCTCAATGTCTTTCAATACCACGGAAAACGCAGTGGTCGCCATTTAAACCTCACTGTTTGGGCATGCCCGGCTTCGGGCGGGGCTTCATCACCGTCTTAATCATTTCGGCGCGAAGTTTCTTGTCGGCCTGACGGTTCTGATTTGCCAGACGGGCCTGTTCCTTTTGGGTTTCAACTGCCAGCCGCTCCCGCTCAAGGCGAATCTTTTCTTGAGCGATTTGGAAATCACGCTGGCTATCCTGCTCCTTGCGTTGCAGTTCTTGAGCCCGTAGTTGTAGTTCTGCCTGCGCCATCTGAAGTTGCGGGTTCTGCGCCTGCTGTTGGGCTTGGGCTTGTTGAGCCTTGCCCATGTTGGTCTGGAGCAGTTGCTGCGCGGCCTGAGCAACCAGACGGGAGATTTGCACCTCTGCCTGCTCATCCAGTTCAGCATCGGGCGGAGTGAGAGGCACGCCCAGTTGCTCTTCCACTTGTTGACGGTACGCAAAGGCCATGTGCTCTGCGACGTGAGCCATGATTGCAGCGCCCATCTGTTGGGCCATCGGAGACTGCCCGATCATCTGAGCCACCATCGGGTCCTGGAGCAGCGCCATGTGGGTGGCGATGTGAGCCTGATGGTCCTGATAGATGAATGCCTTGGTTGGCTTACCGGTCAGGAACGACATGTTCTCCGACACGGGGTCACGAGGCTTCTGGTCTTCCTCGACGGGTACCAACTTCTCGGCGTTCTTGATGCCAAGAACTTCCAACATCTGCCGGTGCAGGTTGGGCAGGTCATAGATTTGAGGAGCGCCCTGAGCCAACTGGAGAGCGGCTTGGTACTGCATGATCCGCTGCGCCATCGTGGCGGCGTTCGGATCAGAGACCGGGATCACCTCAACAAGATCGTAGTCCTCCTGTTTGGCAGCACGGTCTCCTCCCACGGGGATGTAGGAGTAATCCGGCGGCATGTAGTCCCGGATGATCTGCTTGAGCAGTTTAAATTCCATCTTCAGGCTTGCATGCACGCGAGCCTGGACGGCAGACATCGTCTTGAGTTGACGCTCAAGGATGGCGAGAGTCGTGCCCACAGGAGCCTGGGCAGACATGTCGGACAACTTCAGGTCGCCAATAGCCGCAAGGCGTCTGCCCTCATCAGTGATCCGATCAAGCAGCGCAGCCAGGACTTGGCTTGGCTCCTTGTACGGGAGCGGCATGATGTTCTCACGCAGCGCCCCCGAGGGGATGTCTACATCTCGGAACTCACCCGGGGCGATAGGCGTGTCGTCGCCCTTGACGCGGAGACCTCTGGTCTTGAGACCTCCGGGGAGGTTGCTGAGGGTTCCCGCATCGACCAACTGGCGAATAATCGCGGTCCCTGCACGAGCATAACCACCAATAATATGAATGAAGCCAAGGCCATAAGCACCAAAGCCAGGGATATAAGTGTACTGAACGAAGTGCTGTCGTTTGAGTTTTCTTCGGTCGGACTCATCCCAGTTCCGTCGTATAGATAGAACCGTTGCGGTACCTCGCTCGATGGTGATGACGTAAGGGAGGCCGATCCCCGTTTCTTCGCCTTCATCATCCTTATCTTCATAGCCCTTCAGATTCCAATCAACGTGAATCTCAAGCACCTGATACCGATCATCATCGGTAAGGGTGTAGCCCTGCTCCTCTGCCTTCTTCTTCTCGATGTCCGTAAAGATTCTGACCGGCTCACCCAGTTCGGTGTGACGGTAGAAGCCCGCAGCCATCAACTTGTTTAGATCGTTCTCGGTCTTGCGCATCACGTGCGTGACGCGCTCCGCCGTGTAAACATTGGCAGCGCCGTAGGGGATGATCATGTCCTCTGCCTGGATGTAAGCAGCAATCTGCCTTTCCAGGCTTGGGTCGTAATAGACCTTTTTAAACGCTGCGCCGGCCAGACCAAGGGAGTACAGCATCCGCTCATGCTCCGGGCGGTACTCGATCATCTCGTCCGTCAGGCGGTAGTTCATGTCATCACGAACCCGCTCGGCAGACTCTTCATTCTTCTTGGTGATCTCGCCAATGATCTGGGTCTTGACCGGACCCTGGGCCGGGAAGGTCTCCGTGATCATCTCGGACTGGAAGCGAATGGCTGCTTCCGTCAGGATCGGGCTGTAAACGCCACAGGCTCCAAGCCAGGGTTCAGCACGTTCTTCGTACTTCATGCCCAGGACTTCAAGTCCCTTGACGTACATGTCTGCCCAGTCTTTGCGGGAGTTGATGTCCGCATCTACCAGACCGATCAGATCAGAGGCCAGACCTTGGAGGTCTCCCTCGTCCATGTACTCGGCGAGGTTGGCATCGAAGTCTTCGGCGGTCTCCCGACCCGGCTCCAATTCAATCTCCAACCCGTCAATCCCGATCTTGACAGACTCGGGGTCTTCAATTTCAATCTCAACCATTGGTTCATCTCCCATCTCTTCTGGGAGGAGGGGAACCATTGCCGGGTCGATATTGGTTGCCATGTTAATCCTCAATAATAGGCCGCTCTACGCGGCTGAACGAACGGGTCATCTCGCTCGTCTGATTCGAGTTTGATCAAACCGCCGGACCTAAAGCGAAGCATAGCCTGTACGGTCGAATCTACCAAGTCGTCATGTTCCGCATTTGGAAAAGCGGCCATCTGTTCGACCACCTCATGCGCCCATCTTCGGTCTGGAATCCACACTTTTCCTGATCTGAAGATGTCGGCCACGGAACTCAGGCGGGCAAACTTGTCGTTTGGGACCTTTTTCGTCCCCCGGGTGGGGGTGTACTCAGAAACAATGAGTCCCATCTGCCTTAGTTCATAAACAAGCGGGGCTCCAGCGGCTTTTGCCTCAATCAGACACACATCGGGCTCCCATTCCTTGTACATCTCGTAGGCTTTGTCCTTCAGTTCGGGGAATTCCATCCGTTTTTGGAAGGCATCCAGCAAGATGACGTGGGCATCACGGTCATTTTCGTCCTTATTGAAGACTCCCCACGTCGTACAGGCCGAAAAGTCGGACCTTTCATTCTTCGTGAAGGCCGTATCCCAGGATTGGATGATGAATTCACACTGCGGCGGGTCTTCTTTCTCCCAAATCTGCCACCACTCCCGCTTGATCATCGCCCCTTCTTCGCCAGTTGGGGTCTGCTGGTACTGAGCGTTCCACTTGGAGATCGGGAGTTCGGCTTTTAGGTCTTCTAAGAGTTCAATCGGCCAGAATTCAGGCCAAAGTGGTCTCCCAGAAGGAAGAATCGCAGGGAATTCGATGACTTTCCACTCTTCTTCCTTGCCTCTTTTGGCCGAATCCTTGAGAACCTGACCAATCAAGTCCCGGTCAGACCACCTCGTAGCGATGATGATGATCGCTCCCCCAGGCTGAAGTCGCTGTCTGGGGCCAGAGGTGTACCACTCATACGTCGAATCATAGATTCCAGGGTTCCCAGCCGCTAAGGTCGCCTCTTGTTCCGAATGTGGATCGTCAATGATCACCACATCCGCACCCCGGCCGGTCATGGTTCCGCCTACACCAATAGCGAAATACTCCCCACGGTCATTCACAGCCCACCGGCCCGCACTCTTGGAGTCCTGTCTCAACTTCACATTCGGGAACACCTCGTGGTACTGCTCCGAATCCACCAAATTTCGGACCTTTCGGCCAAACCCCACAGCCAGTTCACTCGTGTTCGAGGACTGCATCACCTTCTTTTCAGGGAACTTCCCTAAAAACCAAGCCGGAAACAGGTACGACCCAAACTCCGACTTCGTATGCCGAGGCGGCATGCTGATGGCCAGCCTCTTAATAGACCCATCCGCTATCCCCTCAAAAGCCTTAGCAACAACAGCATGAT